TTGCGATATACATGACACGCCTGATTTGTTCATGACGGTACCTGAGAGTGAGAAGTGGCCGATTACGGCGGACAATGCTCGACCTGAGACGATTTCTTATATGCAGAAGAATGGGTTTCCGCGGATCATGCCTGCGGTTAAGGGGCCGAAAAGTGTTGAGGATGGGATTGAGTGGCTGAAGTCGTTTGACATTATTGTGCATCCCAGGTGCGTGCATACGATACATGAGTTGACGATGTATAGTTACAAGACTGATCCGGTTACTGGCCAGGTTATGCCAATCTTGGAAGATAAGGAAAACCATGTCATAGATGCACTGCGTTATGCGTGTGAAGGTGCCAGGCGCGCCAAGAATGCGAAGAAGCGCAGGGGTGGTGGTATACCGCAACCAGTTTCGATGCCGATGGCGAGGATGTAATGGCCAGAAAAAGCAAATCAGAAAAGTTGCGTGACATACACGACCAGGCAATTCGTAATTTTGCGAAGATACAGTCGGCAGTTTCTGATGAGCGCGAGCAGTGTTTGGAGGATCGGCGGTTTTATTCTATTGCGGGGGCGCAGTGGGAAGGCGCTTTGAGCCAGCAGTTTGAAAATCGACCCAGGTTGGAAGTTAACAAGGTTCACCTGGGGGTAATGCGGATTATCAACGAGTATCGTAACAACCGAATTACGGTCGAATATGTTCCAAAGGACGGCAAGCAGGCTGACGAGTTGGCTGATGTGTGCATGGGGCTGTACCGGGCCGATGAAAAGGACAGTTGCGCGGACGAAGCGTACGATAATGCGTTTGAAGAAGCGGTTGGTGGTGGTTTTGGTGCGTGGCGGCTTTGTACCGAATACGAAGACCCCGAAGATCCTGACGATGATCGCCAGCGGATCAGGATTGAGCCGATTTATGATGCCGACAAGTTTGTATTTTTTGATTTGAATGCAAAACGCCAGGACAAATCGGATGCCAAGCACTGCTATGTGCTGACAGCCATGACACCAGATGCCTATGAAGAGGAATTTGGTGAGGAATACACACCGTCATCAATGCCAAGCGATATTGATATGACGGAGTTTGATTGGGACAGCCCGAATGTCGTTTATGTTGCAGAATATTATTGCGTAGAGCATGTGACCGAGATTATTCGGGTTTTTGAAGACCTGGCTGGTAACGAAAAACGCTACACTGAAGCAGATTTTGAAGAAGATGAAACCCTTGAACAGTTTTTGATGGCATCAGGGGCAACAGAATTGCCGCCCAAACGGGTAAAACGTAAAAAAGTCCGCAAATATATCATGGATGGTGCCCGGATTATAGAAGATTTGGGCTATATTGCCGGAACTGAAATTCCGATTGTGCCAGTTTACGGAAAACGGTGGTACATAGACAACCGTGAACGCATGATGGGCCATGTTCGCATGGTCAAGGACGCCCAGAGGCTCAAGAATATGCAACTTAGCCGCCTGGCAGAGATCAGTGCATACTCTACCGTCCAGAAACCGATATTCAGCCCGGAACAGGTAGCTGGTTATGAGGTGATGTGGCGTGAAGATAACATCAAGAACTATCCGTACCTGTTGATCAACCCTGTTACAAATGTTGATGGATCAGAAGCGTTGCAAGGCGCGGCTGATTATACCCGTTCGCCTGAAATACCGCCTGCTATGGCTGCGTTGTTGCAGGTTACGGAAGTAGACATCCAGGATTTGTTGGGCAAACAGGAAATGGCCCAGGAAGTTGCACCAAACGTGTCTGGCACGGCTATGGAACTCGCACAGACCCGTCTTGATCAGCAAAACTTTATCTACATGTCGAATATGGCCAAGGCTGTGCGCCGGTCTGGCGAGATCTGGCTATCGATGGCGCGTGACACACTGGTTGAAGAAAAACGGCCAATGAAAGTGCTCGATGACAAGGAGCAGCCAAGCCAGGCAATGCTGTCAGTGCCAGTGCTTAACCCTAAAACGAGCCAGATTGAGATACAGAACGATATTAAACGCGCAAAGTTTGATGTGTCTGTAGATGTAGGCCCAGCTTCACAAAGCCGCCGTCTGGCTGTTGTTCGCGCACTTACAAACATGCTCCAGATTACGCCTGACCCGGAAACGCAGGTTATTTTGACCAGCATGGCTCTAATGAACATGGAAGGCGAAGGCCTGGGCGATGCACGGAAGTTTTTCCGCAAACGGCTGGTTAATATGGGCGTGTTGCAGCCAAATGAAGAAGAAATGGCGCAAATGCAGGCTCAAGCCCAAAATCAAGGTCCAAATCCGCAGGAAGCCTATCTTATGGCGGCTGCTGCCGAGGCTGAAGCCAAGGCAGGCAAGGCACAGGCTGATGCAGCCCATGTGCTGGCCAAGACACAGGAAACAGAAGCCAAGACACTTGAAACACTTGCTGGGATTGACCGTTCCGAACAGCAAAATGTGCTGGATATGCTACGGTTCCAGCAGGAACAGGAAATGGCCCGTCAAACTGCTGCGCTACAGGAAGCAGCACAACAGACGGCACTTATGGGACAACAGCCGGGTGCACCACAACAGCCCGGACAAGGAATGCGGGAACCAGAGGCCCGCCCCAATCCTCTGAGACAAATGGGACTACCTAATGTTGGACAGTGAGCAATCTGAAAACGTCGAGGTTATAGAAGAAGAAGTTGTCGAGGCAGAAGCTGAGGCCGAACTGGAAGTTGAGGGTGAGACGCCCGAACAGCCAGATGAGGAGCCAGCAGAAGCAATAGAAGACGACGAACTCGTTGTAACACTTGACGGGGAAGAACCAAACCCGGACGATGAACTTTTCAATCCAAAGGCACCCGAAGCGCCCGCATGGGTCCGCGTTATGCGTAAAACAAATCGCGAGCAAAGAAAGCGTATTCGGGAACTCGAAAAACAATTGGAATCCAAAGAGCCGCCTAAACAGACGACTCTTGGACCCAAACCTAAGTTGGCGGATCATTCTTATGATTCAGACAAATACGAGAAAGCCCTGGATCAATGGTATGAGCAAAAACGCGCATACGATGCTGAGGAACAGGAACGCCAAACTGCTGAACAGCAGCAACAGGAAACCTGGAACCAACGCCTTGCTCAGTACGAAGAAGCCAAGACCGTATTAAAGGTCAAGGATTTTGAAGATGCTGAAGAAAACGTGCTCGAACAGCTAAATCAAACCCAGCAGGGTATGATCGTCAGTGGAGCGGAAAACCCCGCATTGCTTGTTTATGCATTAGGTAAAAACCCAAAAATCTTATCTCAACTTGCGTCTATCAAAGATCCGGTAAGATTTCTTGCTGAGGCTGTTAGATTGGAGGCTACCAAGTTGAAAACTTCATCGCGCAAAGCTGCGGCAGCGCCAGAAAAACGAGTGTCGGGAGCGGCATCGTCAGCAGGCTCTAATGTAACTTTGGAAAAATTACGGGCAGAAGCCGAACGTACTGGGGACTTCACAAAAGTCATGCAGTACCGACGACAACTGAAAGCCCAGAACAAAATGTAAAGGACTACCGTTATGGCTAACGGATTTTCTAAAGAGGAACGCGTAGCGTTTGAAGAGATCCTTGAAGGATTTCAGGACGCCCTCGTTCTTTCCAGCGCTGTAGGCATCTACAGCACTGACCAGACAATGATGGAACGGACGAACAATACGATTTGGCGTCCAATGCCTTACATTGCCCGGTCATTCTCCGGCACGGACATGACGTCCAATTTCGGCGACTACACCCAGCTTTCTGTCCCCGCTTCTATCGGGTTCTCGAAGGCTGTTCCGTGGTCACTGACGGCAACTGAACTGCGCGATCAGCTGCAGGAAGGCCGCCTGGGCGACGCTGCTTATCAAAAGCTGGCTTCTGACATCAACGTGTCCGTCACCAATGTTGCCTCTAATCAGGGAACGCTGGTTGTTACCCGCTCGGGTGCTGCTTCTGGTTTTGATGACGTTGCTGAATGCGACGCCATTTTGAACGAGCAGGGCATCCCGATGAATGACCGCTACCTTGCCTTGTCCAGCCGGGACTATAACGGCATGGCGAGCAACCTGTCAGTGGCTCCACGTTCCTTTGCAGGACAGAAAACTGTCTCTGC